TCCGCTGGGCTATCATATTTTCTATCACATTGTAATAGAACCCCTGTGAATTTGTACCTGAGTGACCTCTGTCATCGTCCGGTAGTTGTGCTTATCATCTGAGATGTCGTATAAGCTCAAATAAATATGTCTTCCTCGGAAATTAAGCTGTGCAGGGATATGATAAAAGTCACTGACAGACTTAACGATCACACTTGTTGGATAGCAGGTGTAGCCGTTATGGTCTCCAATAAAGGCCGTTGAGAAAATACGCCCCAAGTAGTACTCAGTGCCATCACAGGTAAGTGTTCCGCTGTTTGGGAAACAAACATAGTTACCCCAGATCAGAGTACTTGTATTTTCATTGTATGAGCTGACAAATGACCAACTTGATCCTATAGTAGCTGTAAAGTCACCAGCTTCAAAGTTTGCAGTAACATCAAAAAATGATGGACTACACGCCCCTGTTTCTACAGCGGTTGCAAGATAAGTAGCAAGCCTCTCCTGTCCGGTTGCGTTTGGGTGAAATCCATCAGAACCAAGGAACCCATCAGCATGGAGAATATAGTCTGACCCTGTCAGATACCGCCAATTCTTTCTCTGAGTGTTATAAACACTCTTTGCGATCTTTAGCCTATTTTGCACCATTGGATCATCCGTTCGGTCAACGCTCCATGCTACCATGGCAGAAAATACTTTTGCATTCGGGAATCTTACCTCTGCTGCTCCCATAAAAGCATTGATTCCATTTTCAATTTCTGAGTAGGTTCCGAACTCATTAAATCCACCTACGACAAGGATCTGTTTGACCTCATCAGATGCTGGCACAGCATTTAAAAGCATAATGAATGAATTAGCAGCTGTTGAGAAAGAAGCACCTCCATTTGCGGAAATGGTTACATCTTCAAGCCCTGTGTACTTGATAAAGTTATTAGTCCAAGGCATTATATTCCCTTCTGGTGTATAACCAACGGTGTAGCTGTCTCCGATGATGATGGTTTTCCCGGAATGATCAAAAAGTCCTTCTCTTTTCTGTAACTTTGTGATTTCAGCTGTATTTGTTCCTACTTGCTCTTTTAATGGTTCAATCTGTTCGTTGATTACTTTTTTAGTAGCATCATTTACTACTTTTCCGATCTCTCCATCATCCAGACTTTTCTTAATTGCATCATCAATCATGGTTTTGGCAGTATCTTTTATATGTGTCCATTCCTCATGATCTTTGTCAGCCTGTTTGCCAACTTTAAGCAACCAGTCTAAATTCATATCCTGCATAGAACTGTGTGGATAATTAAAAAACATTTTTCATTCCTCCTTAATAAGTTAATAAAAGCAGATCCTGTGCAAAAAGTCCGGTGCAGTAATCAATAAAGCTTTGTTTTCTCAACTCAAGCTCTGACTGAATCATCTGCTGTGACGTAGTAACTCCAATGTTGCCATGAATACGCCCGGAGTGCTTATTCTGCCCTGTCTCTCTGCTTGTCTCACCCTTGCCATACTCAAATGTATTTTTATTCTCACCAGAACTTTGTACTTTTGTACTGCCTCCATACTCTGTAGTTGTTTTTTCGTTCGGACTATAGTTTGCATCATTAAAAGCACTGACTTCATTTGTGGCTCTATCTGTCCCAGAGTTTGTCGTAGTGGTTCCCTGCCCTGCTTCTGCTCTGTTTACATCTTGTCCGGAAGTCTGGCTTGTTCGTGTCATGTCCGGGGTGTCTGTCCATTCTTCATGACGGTTATAGTTTTCAATCGGTTCATAATTAGTTAATTCTAACACATTATAAACCTTGTCAATGCTACTTTTCCACTTCCTGCTCCAGGCAGGAATAGCACTCTTATACATGAAATCCCATTCCGGATATAACGGTTCACAATCCCCATAAGACAGAAGCAGGTTGTCGATAAAGTTCTGTTTGTCTGCTGATTCTGGGAATTCCATTTTATCAAATAAAGTTTCATTCCATTCATAAAGTCCTGCTATCGTAACCTTATAAAGTCCCATAATTTTTTACCCCCGCAGTTTCATAGCTTCTGATCTTGATTGACAAATTCATTTCCGGATAAAGTCTGTTTGTCATGTCAATTCCTGCTTGCATTGTTTCAAGCCAGGTAGTTAACCGTGTCACGGATTCTAGATCATTTTTGCTTGTCTCAAGTACATTCAATCGTTCTTTTTTATCGGATCCGACAGATGGGATGCCAACTTCTGTATCGAATTGATCCAGAAGTTTTTCAAACACCTCAATCAGCTCTGGTGCTATGAAGTTTTGATTCAGATCCTTATTAAAACTTTCCCAGGCATCTTGCTTGCTTCCCTGTCTATCTTCTGTTTTTATTGATACATCAAAAGCCTCAACTGGGTTACCAGCCTGTATACTGTCATAGATTTTTTTCAACGTCTGAGCTGATGCCTTGTTTTTCGCTGCAATCAGAAAAGCAAGTTTTGAATTAAAAACATTCATGTCAAAAGCAGATGCTACAAGTGCCAGTTTGTAGCTGTAAAATCCAATGATATCTCCAATTCCGCAGAAAGTTGGTCTGAGATAGATGACAGAGCAGTCTTTCCCGATCTCCATGTCCTCCATGTCAATTGTAGCATTGCTTGCATACGTGTGTATAGTAGCTGTGGTTGGCTTAAAGTAAATGTTGTAACCTGTCAGCATAGGGTATTGGGCAATCAACCCATAAAGATCTGTCTTTGTTATGCAAATATAGCCACCGAAAAGTAAGCAATATTTGAAATAGTCAATGTCAATAGTTCCATTGTACGTAATCTCAAGAATAGAACATACACGCTCGTATAGCATCCGGTCAAACGTATCAGTATATAAACTGTCAACTTTTATGCCGGATGGTTGGAAGTAATTAGTGCATATGTTGATTTTATCAAAATTAACCGGTGTCCACATGTTTTTCTTTTCCTCCTCTATTCAAAGTAAAACCCGTTGTTTAAGTAACTATTCACCTGTTCTTGATCCCCCTCAAATCCTGCAATCTGTATAGACGCATTCCGGCACTTTACAAACCCACTCAGTGCAGAAATAGAGCGGATAGTCCCGTCTACATAACCCTCACTTGTGCTATCTGGATCTATGCTTGTGCAGGCATAGCAGATACTGTTTGCATCCATGTTGTTGAGTATCGAGGAAATATTGCCAACTGTACCTACCATGTTAGGCTCTGGGGCTGTAACACTTTGAAATGCATCTACAATGCTTGTGGTTGCCTTAATTGGATTCATTGTGACAGCACTTGTGGCTGTATCTATCAGGCTTGTCGTAAGCTGACCAATGTTACTTGTAGCATATCCAATCTGTACTGGAATGGCAAGCTGACATTGGAAGTGCGCATATTCATCAGATCCGGAAGTAAGCCAAACATCCGCCATTCCTGATACAGCGTCAAAGTTATAAGTAGCTTTCAGTTGCCCCTTATGTGTTTTTGTTGGATTGATAGGAATAACCCCCACAAATGGAAGTTTTACAGTATACTTTGAAAAAGCACCATTGTAGAATCTAAAATCACTATCAGCATATAAGGGATTCCCAAGGCTTAAATCGTAGGAAAAAGTGCATGTTGCATCATTAATTAATGCAGCAGTTACATTGCTGTCCCAGTAGCCAAGCTTGATATTATCGGCAATATTCAAGAATGAGCTTAATCGGAATGGCAGCCATTTCAAGTCAACAATGTATTGAGATGGATTAAAAAGCAAACGTGTAAGTGCTGACTCAATCACATCTGGGATGGATCCATAAGTGTACATAAATTCCATTAGTTCATCTAATTGTCTTCCTGTGACATAATAAGTACTTATCCCCTCTACTGAAATAGTCCGTAGCAGATAGTTTCTAGCATACCCATTAACAAATGTGTTTATCGGCTGTCCGACTATTGTAGACTGACTTACCCAGTCATTTGTTGGAATGTACATGCTATCGTTTGCAAGCGTAGTCTGCTTAGCAGATCGCTCAATGAAGCATGTATAGTTGCTGATTTCTGTCCGGTATGTTGCCAGCATATCCTCACTCGCTGAGATCTCAACCATGTCATTATTCAGCGAAACTGTTGAATTGATAAAATAGTAATGGTCAGCCCATTGCAAATAGTTGTATTGCAAAGCATTATCTAATGATAATTTTAGCTTAAATACTGGATTTTGAAAAGTTGTATTTGATTTTAAAAGACAGGGGACGGTTGTCCCCTGTCCTGTTGGTCTTTTTGTACTGTTTTTACGTTTGGAAAAATGAAATAAGATAATCTCTGTCATGATAAGTAAATATCTCCCTTTGCTGTGATTGCACATATCCAGCCAGATGGAATCCTGACCCACGTTGCTCCGGTCTCATCTTTTTGAACATCTTTTACAGTGACTGTGGTTCCTTTTTTCAGGCAGCCATCAGAATAAGCGTGTTTCATACCATCCCTTGTCAGCTGTGCATACTCTTTGATTTGTCCCCAGACTGAATAACGAACATGCAAATGGTCAACTCTGGTTGTATATGTTTTTCCAATCGAATATGTCAACGCTTCATTATATTCATCCCATACCCTGCGGATGCAAGATAAGTCAGACCTACGACTTACAAGGCTTTTGACTACCCCAACCCCAGGATTGTATGAGTTGTTTTTTCTCCCACCTCTACTCTCGATCATATAGCCATAGCCAATAAAAATAGCACAGTGAGTTACCGGAGTACCGAAAAAAAGAAAATCACCTACTTTCTGCTCTCCAATTGGAATCTTTGCCCCAAGCTTGGAATAGCTGGAAGCCGTCATTCTTCCAACACTTGACCCCGCTTTTTTCTGGATCCAATAAAGCAATCCAGAACAATCAAGTCCCTGTGTAGGGCTCGAACCACCCCACACATATCTAACTCCAAGTAATTCCTTTGCATTTTTGACAAGTTCATTCGCTGTCATGTTTACACCTACTTTCCTAAGTGTTCAATTAATGAGTTCATTTTTTCAATTGCAAGCGTGTTGTTTTTTATAACTTCAGAAAGTGTATCAACTTCGTTTTTGTGATCCTCGTTGAGTTTGTCAACTCTCTGATTGGTCTGATCATACATGTATTTGACAAAGTAAGCCATGACGCAGCAGCATACGATTGGAAATGCATAGTTTCCTAAAATAGTTAAGAATGTATCCATCATGTTGTAACCTCCGTAAAATAATTCACATTAATTTGTGTGCTGGGTACTGTATCAATTAATACTTTCACATACGTATCATTATTTGTGTTATTTACGAGTTTAAAGTGTGAAGCATCAGGGAAACCATAATACGATTCAAATTTTAATTCATACAATGCGGTGTATAAACTTGTATTTATTAAGGGAATAGTATCATAATACAAAACTATACCAGTAGCTGCCACATTCATTAAAAGCCTTCTCACCGAAACAGATTCAAAAGGAAGTGCAACCACTATTGAACCACCAGCAGGTACTTTTATGTTTGTTGTTAACATTATACCCCCTCCCCCAGCACGTACAGAATTGCATTGTGTGTGAAGTTGTTCCATGCATTAAAGCGGTAGTGGTCAAAGATATTGTAATATCCACCGGCTGCATTGAACGGCGTAGTAGCTGAATACATCCATTGATTATTAACTCCCATCGCTCTACGATCATACAGTAAACCAAGGACATAAGGAAGACTTACCGCTGTAGTGGCTGTCTTTGAAAGTCCGTTAGCATCAATGACGTTAGGTTTAATGTTGATAGCCGGGCTGTCGAACTCCTGCCAGCCGTTTACCAACTCTTTGTCAGCAATTTTAAGCTGCTCATCACTAAATACTGTTGGGAATACCTGTGTTTCAGAATCAATCCAGAAATCTGTGTACATGAGCAGTTTCTGATTCTCTGGTCGTGTAAATCTCAAGATATCTTTACCAGTGAGATTCATATGATACTTTGTGGTTCTGTCCTGCATTTTTTTCGAATCTTTTTTGATTCTTGCAACCACAAAAGCCATGAAGTCTCTGTGATGCTCCGGGCTTAACAGCTGCTTTCTTGTCAGTTCTGTACCATAGGCTGTGTTATACTCTTTTACTAAATCCACCTCATTTGTTCCCAGTGAGGAAATTCCAGCCATAAAGTTAAGCACCGTCAGTCTGCGCTTTGCTTCATTTCTGGATTCAATATCGTTGTAATAAGCTGTCATATAGCTACTTACAAACATGAGAAACTCTGCTTCATTGGAAAAAGCAAGTGCCAGCTGGTCACGAAAACGCGTAATATGGCTCTGTAATACCTTGCTACCATAGAATTTCAATTCCACTACTTTTGGTGCATTGATTTTGTACATATCGACCGACTGACCATCGGCAAGCTGGTTTTCGTTCAGATCTGTATTCCAATCCTGGGACGCTTCTGCATCCAGCGGAAGTGAAATGATCTCACGTGTGATAGCTCCCCAGCGTTCGTTATTCTCAATGATTGACCGGAATACTCCAGATCTGTATTTTTCCATTTCAAAATAGGTACGTCCGCACCACTGACTGAGTGCTTTCAGTGTAGGCTCTACACCTGTCCGCAGCATTGTTTCACCAACTGCTACAAAAGAGCTTGTATCTACCGCTTTGATATTCTCCCGTCCGGTAGCCATCTTGTAAAGATCATTAATGATCAAATAAGCATCCTGGACTACTAAACTGTTTGCCATTTTATTACCTCCTTAATTCATAAGTTTCATAAGATCCTCTGCAACATTGTCGGAAGTACGCTGAGTAGTTCCAGTTTTTCCGGATGCAGACAAGTTCCCTGCCTGTAAAGTGGCAGTTAATGTATTGATGGCTGTCAGCAGAGCGGCATTAGTTGCATCCTGTCCTGTCTGTGCTGTCAGATTCAGTGGAGTATTTGCAACCTGCTCCCCCAGATTCTGAATCTGTTCTGTACCCTGTGGGCTTGTGATCTGATTAAGCCCAGTCATGTTCTGTGTGTTCACAATTCCCATGATCTCATTTTTTGTAAACCCAAGTTTACCAAGTTCTAAAATCTGATCAATTTTCATTTTATCTCCTTTTCTGCCGGAAGCAATAATTAAAATAGGTCAACGCTTCCGGGTTATCACCCCACGGCATCCGCTTCCGGCGGTTGATGTAGCCACGTTGACCTATCTCTAATATAATATTTTTAAAATAGTTTGTCAATATAGAATTTTACAGAAATATTCTGATAGCTGATTCTATTTGTCAGACGATAGCTGTCAATCCAGCTATAAAAGCATCTAAACTGATCTTTTCCATGCTGGCTGTCTTCAAAAACGTCTTTACAGCTGCCAGAAATATGATCTGAAACATACAAGTGTACTTTTGACTTATGTTCATAAATAGCCACTTTTCCAATCACACAAATTAGCTTGTATTGCTGGATGTCCTCTGATCTGATAGCAGATACATCATCATATGCAAACTCATTCGATAATGCCATCTTTGCAAAGTCTGTATCGCCAGACAAGGCACGATACAAAGCGGTATCTTTTTTCTTTTCAGAAATCGGTGAATCATTGATTAAAACTAAAATGATACCACGTTCTTTTAACATAGAAAACTCCTGCTTATTCTTTTTCATCCGCTCCAAGATTGGAAGCAAACCAAAAGCCTGCACAATCGCATTATCCAATGTGTTTGAGTTGGATGCCAACCACCAGCGGAACGGCTTCTTTCCTTGCAACTCCCTGTTTGCGGAGATTGTTTCAACAGCATTCAAAAAAGCGTCATCCTCCCCACTGATTGACTTGGCAATCTTTTCCGGGATAAACTCATCATAAATTCCTTCCGAAAAATCAGACCCAGAGAAACCGCGGTTGTTATGCATTGAGGTAAGACAAAACGCCTCACCTCTATAAAGTTCTTCATCCTCTGTTTGCTCCATGATTTTAATACGTCCGTATTCTCCTCTGGGTTTTTCGAAATGAAAAAATCTGTTCATATCTTTGTTTATGTCCTTCCATGGATCAAACTCCGGAAGAAATACTTTTGTCAGCTGTTCCTTTGTACGTCTCATGTAGATGATCTTCTCATTTTTGGAAAAAACATCATTAATGAAGTGTCGGAAAATACCATATGTTTTTCCAGTTCTACGTGCTCCAATAATGAATATGAAGTTAATTTTATTTTTATCGGCAAGCTGGACGATCCTTGGAACGTCCAGCCAACCATTTCTATCATAGATGCTCATTATTGAAAACCACCCCCAGAGGATGCCAGCTGCGAATTCTGATTGCATTCGTTGTATTTTTTGATGCAAGCATCCTGCAAAAGCTTATTCCATTCCTTATCAAGTGTATAAATGGAATTATAGTATTTACCGTCTTTTCCTTTTGTACTTGGGTATGACAGGAAAAGACCCTCTTTTCCCTCAACCAGCGTAAGCCCTTTAATTACAAGTGTTCCATCCAGTTCCAGATCAACAAAAGCTTTTGTTTTTGAGTTTCCATTATAACGTTTGCATGTGATTTTTACATTTGATTTTAACATATTAGTTCATCTCCTTTACATCAATTCTAATAATTTTCCCCACCTTGTAAGCTACGATACTGATTTCATCATCCTCGTAAGTTACTTTTCGCAGGCTGCTTGTTCGCAATGTTTCATAAATTTCTGACATATCAACCAATTTTCTCACCTCCTTAATGTCTTAATGAATCCATCCACTCATTCAGACGGAACATATCGTCTTCCCATGTTTCTGGTTCGCATACTAAATCCTCTAAATATGAAAACAATACTTTTGATACATAGATTTTAAAATCATATAAATCAGTAAAACCATTATTAAAATCTTTGTTTGCTGAATCTACTAATTTTTCAATCTTTCTTTTGACCTCAGCTGTTTTAATAAGTTGTTTCATAATATTTACTCCTTTACTAAATTTAATCACCTAACAACAACCATACCTGACAGCTTACAAACATGCAAGCAAAAGTAACACATGTCCAGAAAAGGGTGCTTAAATCTTCCTTATTTTCTTTCCAGAATTTTTTCATGGTTTTTCACCTCCTGTCTATATTGTAACTTATTTATGTTACAAAACTATTACAGATTTATAACATTTATTCTAACTATATACGGTGTCTTCCATCTCAAAAGGCAGCGGTAATCCTGTTTCTTTATCATAAGGAATCGTGTGATCCAGCTCATATTCTGTATCATTCAAGCGGATGGCACAACCATATTCAATCTTGCACCCATCAATGGTCACCTCATTTATTCCATCATGAAATAGATATTCTGTTTTCATTTTCCACTTGGGATCCTGCCAATCATTCGCCCTGCGGTAGTTCCTGCGAAATGTGAGATCATTTTTAAAAATGAAACCTTTTCTAAAATTGGTTATGTCATCATTAAGGCAGTATATACCATCTTTTGGAACTCCTGCGACTGTCAGATGCAAAGATGCATCTTTTTTCAACCGGTAGCAATAACGCTTACTACCCATGGTTATAAATTCAGAATAGATCCCATCAAACTCAGCAATTCCTAACCGGAAAGTTTTTTCCTTATACTCTACTACACCAATATTTCTTTTTTCTGACATTTCAACTATAGATTGATTAAATGCATCCAGTTTATAATGATCCCAGTCTGTTCCTTTGACTGAATCTGTGTCTGAATATAACCACCTCCGGCAGCAGGAACCTAGCCGGAAAAGATAAGCCTGTGCATAGGCTGTGATCCATACTCCCCACTGGTAGGGCATAAAGCTATTTTTATTCTTATAGAACTTTTCAAGTTCCTTTTCGCTATCCTCTGGTTCTTTCGCTTCCCACTTTCCGGATTCCATCAGCTCTGTGCATAAGATTTGAATGATTCTCTGTACTGTCATGCCGTACATGCCATTTAGCTCCCCCTTTGAGATCATATAGTTTGCATCGTCCTGTCCTTTAAGTGTGCATTTTTTAAAAAACAATTCCATCAAATAGTCTGTGAACCACTCCGGCAAGTAGTCTTTTGTGGCTCTCATAACTTTTGACACATCAGCCCAGTCATAGTCATAGCTTGACAGGATAACTTCTAAATCAGGATCCGTAAACGGATAGATGACAAGATCAGCGTTGACAATCTTTCCGTTATCAAGATTCTTGTGAAACTGTTCTTTTTTTGTTTTTTTCTTTTTGCCTTTTTTGTCCTTTGGTTCCGGAAACACACATACTTTTGCTTTTGAGAAAGCCAATGGAGGCATAGGACAGTCTTTTTTCAACCTCAGATTTTTCAGTCTTATATAGCCAGAAAAAGCATAATCCTTTTTCAATTCCATAATGTCTTGTAATGTTATGTTATCAGTATAACAAAAATTAGTCATTGGAAACTTACAATAGCACATCCAGGCAATGTATGAGCTTGCAAAATCATAGCACTCAACAGGTTCTTTTATTAATTGATTCACATAATACCTATTGGCATGGGTGTAGCCACCATGATAGCAATCAAGCATTTGATCGTATTGCTCTAAAGTCAGAGCCATTTGCTCAAATTGTTTACGCCATTTCTTGTCTTTTCTTGCTCTCCTGCGGGCGTTGGTGCGGATAAAGCCAGTATTTGTCAGTGGACAGTTTGCCACGTTGAATCCTCGCTGATCTATGTATTTGCGGAGTGCTTTGCAAAGACTGATCGTATCCGTACAGACATAGGCTATTTCTTTTGCTGTACGTAGACTTGCTGGCGTTCGAAATTTCTTATAATCCCACATTCCAACAGCTTTTTCAGTTGTTCCCATGTCTTTGCATAGTTTCTCTAATGATCGTTGCGTCAAGATGAGGCTATCCCGGAACTCAATGCCTTGACCTGTCCATTTCATAAAAATGTACTTATGTGTTTTAGCAGCTAATGATTTGTCCGGGTTCCCCCATTTTTGAAAAAAATGGTTACGAAGAAAAACATAGTCATATGGAAAGTTATGCACATAAAAGCGTACAAGGTGACTATTGTCAGCATGTAAAGTTGTACAGATCCTGTCTATCGTATCTATCAGATCAGATACATGATTCCCATAAATACAACAGTCATCCTCTATCGTGATTGTCCAATCTGTTACAAAACCAATATCTTTGTTCAGATATACAAAAGTTTCCGTATCTACGGTTATAATTTTTTCATAAACACCTAAATAATGCCCTGCATTGGATCTCCGGATAAAATCACCATTGAACAGTCGCATATAATCATAGTTCTTAAAATAAATAACCGGATATCCTGCGACTACCATGACTTACCCCCTGCTATGGTCTATACTTTAAGGCTTCTGCTTCACCAGAGAACCCCAGCTGTTTTGCTATCGTGTCAGCTGCATCTGGATCCGTTCGTTCCCGGAATTTTTCCAAGTCTTTTATGATCTCAGAAACCGTAGAATCATCCAGTTTATGACTGATGATCCTCATTGTCTGTTTGCTGTCATAGAATCTTTCCATCCACTTCCAGACCTCAGATTTGAAAAATAACTTCATTTCCTCTTTTGATTTGAAATTGATTCCATATTCTGTGCTTAGGGTCTTTTGGCGTTGATCTATAATCTCACGCCAGCCCTGCACAGTGCTGCTCTTTTCTTTTAAAATTTTCTGAATGGCTTTCACCTGAGTTCGTGGCAGACCTTTATATTTTTCATTTTCCAAGTTTTCCGGAATGGTTGATCTACCAGGAAAAAATCTTGCAAGCAGATCCTGATAGTCTGCGTACGCTCCCCCAACCTCTGAATCGAACCCTTTTGCCTTTAATCTACGCATGCGCTGATTCAGACGTTTTGCAAGCTGTCTGCGGAGCTGTAAAGCTTCCAGAGTAGTTAGCATGTTTGAGTTGACGTTCAACCCTTTTGACGTGGTCGGGATTCTAGAATTCTTTGGCATTGTACAGCACCTCTTTCATATGCTCATAAAGATCATCATAATCTCTACTATTAATTCTCCAATCTAATTCTGGTTTTTTAATGATTAAGTAAAGATTCTCACACACAACTCTTGCATCATTAATAGTATCATAAACATGAAAAGAAGCAATAAAATGATCTGATTCAACAGTTATTAAAGATTTTGCACGATTGTACATTGTCTTTTTCAACAACCTACGTATAGTTAATACCATTTCTGGATATTTTAACTCTATCATGTCTGATCTACTGAGTTCTGTACTAGATTTTATAAGAGTCACTACCGGGGCTTTCACCCCAGTATTGGTATATTTGACTTTTTCGTATTTTGATTTCATTTACTGTTCCTCCTGTTCATCCTCTTTTAATCTCATAATCTCTTTAAATAACTCAATAGCTTCCTGATCACTTGATGCATTGATTTCCTCAACTTCATCAAAACCCTCAGAACCATCAGCAAAGTATCTTGTTCCATTATACTCCTTATAAAGTGTGTATGGATAGCCCCAACTTGTTTCAATAGTTATGATTTCTTTTCCAACATATACTTTATACCGTCCATTTAAAATCATTCCTTTTCTCATCATTCACCCTCCTGCCTTGTTGACCATTGGCTTGATTTATTTGATAAGTCTATCATAGTCCATTTGAACTAAGATGTCAACAGAATAAGTGACAGACTTTGTATGATATTGTCAGACAATTTAATGCTATAGTTGCCTAGCAAG